GCCTCAGGCGTTTTGGAACTGGCAGACGGCTTTGATACTGCCGGCAACTGGGTGACTGAGTAATGGCTGTCGCATTTCCAAGTATTACACCAACCAATCGCAGCTTTACAGCACCGCGATGGCCGACAAGTGGCATCACGTCACAATCTGGCGTTACAACACGCAGGTTATGGGGTAGCCGCCCATCACAAGCGCAGCTTAGTCTTGGTTTTGACAACATCACTGACGACAATGCAGCTGCCATTGCGCAAGCGTATAACTCAGCCAAAGGCGCCACTACTGATTTGACGTTGCCAGCAGCATTGTTTAGCGGTGCATCATCCACGCTCACCACATGGCTTGATGGCAGCGCAACAGGGGCAGGCTTGAAATGGTTCTTTGCTGAAGATCCACCTAGCATCGAAAGCTCTGGCAGTCCAGGCCGCAGTAACGTGCGTGTAGCACTGGTCGCTGAACTTAGACTGTAACCATGGCATATACCGGCGCTAACGGCAGCTTCACCATCAACGGCTATACCGGCGTAGTGCGCAACGCGACGGTAGACATCTCGCGTGATGCGCTGGAAACCACAAACCTTGGTGATTACAGCCGGACGTACACGCCTGGGCTAGTGGGCGCAACAGGCAATGCAACATTTATCTACGAAGCTGAAATCAAAAGCAATTTGATTGCAAATGTGCTCAATACCACCACAGCACGCGATACACCCGTTGCCGTGACGCTGACTGTCGGCACAGGTCAGACGCTTGCAGGCAACGTCTTCATCACGCAAGTTGGCACATCAGTATCTGTCGGTGATGTGACCAGTACCAACGTTGCGTTTCAGTTCACTGGCGCACCTAGCTAGTCATGGCAGTTCTTGGTACTAACGGCAAGATCGTCCTTAACCGCTCGGCGCCAACGCCTGTTGCGGTTGATGTCACTGCGCTGAACCAAGACAAAAACATTATCTCGCTGACGGCGCAAGGTTTCCGCAGTGGTGACCTGGTTGAAGTTGCCAGCATTGATAACTGGCCGAACGAGGATCTTGCGGATGCGCCGCTGATTCCAAGCTACGCCAATATTTACGACTACCAAGACTACCCCGAGCTTGTCGGCTACAGCACGGCATATCCGTCTGCGCTGCTACGTCCGTATCGGTGGCTAGCAACCGAGAGCAATGATGCGCTTGTGACCGAGAGCGGCGACATCATCGCTGTGCAGTCAGACGCAAATACCACGCCATACCGCAACCGGCTGTACGTACACGTTGATCCGCTCAATCGACTGTCGTTTTACCGCACTCGTGCTGCAGCGTTGGCCGGTGTCAATGATGTGACACGCGAAAACCTTGATCAGTCTGCTTTCACCTTGGATCCGAACGCTCCGATTGAGCTGCGCCTAGTCAACGAGTGGAAGCTGGAAGCGTGCCTGCAAAGCTGGAGCCTTAACCTCAACGCCAGCGAGATCGACACCACCGGCCTAGGTGATCAGTTTTTTGATGGTGTCAAGTCCTTGGTGCAAGGCGGCGGCACGTTTGATTTTCTGATCGAGCGCGAAGCACGCGACACGCGCAATACGGCGATCATCAGCCGCAGCGAATACGACAATGCTCGCTGCTTCATTGGCGTCAGCGAAAACACAACCTACAACGATGCCGACATTACCGGCACTGCCGGCAGCATTGCGAATTACGGACCTGACTACGACGATGCAAGCTTGGATCCTGGCGCAACCGCCTATGACAATGCCGACATCACACCACGGACATCAGTGGGCGAATATGACTATGAATCATGGCATCTTTCCAGTGTCGGCACCAGCAACCTTTTACGGCTACTGCTCAACACAAGCGAGCAAGCGGAAGCTGAAGCTGAATTTTGGATGATCGACGGCGACGCACAGGATCGCACCAGCTACACCGGAATGCTGCTGCCTGGTGACCTGTACTACAAAGCGCAGGTCATGCTGACCAGTAGTGCTGTTAGCGTCCGCGCAACGGACATTATCACTGGTTCAGCCAACTTCGTGACTGTACGCGAGGTACAGTTGCGCGAAGGCTAGACTACAACCATCGAGCCGTAGCATCATGTCGCTCAAGATCACCCACAAAAACAGCACTAGCGCCGGTACCCCGCCAGCTGCAGGCGATATTGATGTGGGCGAAATTGCGATTAATGCAGCGGATGCTGAGCTTTACACCAAGGACAACGCAGGCAATATCCGCAAGTTTCAAAACACCACGACTGGTAATGCCGGTGGCGTGCAGTTTACCCAGGCCGGTTCTGGTGCAACCACTAGGACTGTTGAAAGCAAGCTGAGGGATGTTGTCTCCGTTAAGGACTTTGGTGCTGTTGGTGACGGGGTTGCTGATGATACGGCAGCATTTAACAATGCGTTGGCTGCATCTAGGTACGTTAATGTGCCAAGCGGTACCTACGTCCTTAAATCAACCATCACACTTAACCAGTTTGGTCATAGCCTAATTGGTACTGGAGGAAAAAACACTACCGTTCTGTTGATCGATCATACCACTGGTCCTGGTGTGACAATAGCTCAAGGTCAGTGCGTCCTCCAAGGTTTGACAATTACAGCATCGGACACTCGTAGGAATTTTACAGCAGGTGCTACATACGACTTGGCTTCTGATTTATTTGGGGTAAAACTTTATAATAGCTCTGGGTATCTTACTCAATGTCTATTGGATCGTATATCTGTTCAACGTCACCCAAATCACGGAATCTATATGGGTGGTGAAGGTGCAGGTACTACCTTTTCTTTATGCGAGAGTCAATACAATCGTGGCCACGGTTATGCGTTTGATGATAGAACAATAGGCGGTGGTACTTCATCAAGATGTGGTATCGTCAACATTGAATCTTGTCGTGCTATAGACAATGGTGGTAATGCTGTTCATCTAAGCCAGAATGGTTCTACTTGTTATCGGTTTATTATCAATAATCTTGAAACAATCTGGAATGCCTGGAACACATCCATAGCTGGCTTAGTGAATGCAGAAGTATACTTATCAGGTCAGAATAATAAACTTCAGCAATCTGCCTTTGGTGATCTAGACGGTGATGCACGAACTGTCATGAGCAATGGCGATGCCCGTCTAGCAAAAACAGGTAACCTCAGCACTGGTGTTTACATAAGAGGAATAGCATCAGAAATTATCTTAGAAAACTGCCGTTATATCTCTTTATACCGAGGTGTATCCACTGGCACAAATATCAGTTACCTTCGTGTATTAGGTGCTTATTTTACACAACAAAAAGTAGGAGGAGGCTATTCTAATGTTAACAGAGGTTTTGACATTGGAACCGGCTCTAATGATATTGCTGTAGATGCTGTTAATCCAGGAAGTGGGGTTGTTGACACTTGGATATACGATGCTGACTCAAACATTAGGCAAGGAATTAACTCAACATTAACTGGTACATTTACTCCAACTATAACATTTGCTACTCCAGGTGATTTAACAGTAGCATATGCTGCTCAAACTGGATCATACTCTATTGTTGGTAATTTACTGTATGTCAATGTCAGTGTTACGTTTACTCCAACCTACACCACTGCATCAGGAGTTTTCCTTGTAAATAACCTGGATTCAATCCCTGGCGTAGTATTAAGTAATAGTTCAGCAGGTTTAGCTGTTAGTAATTTGTTTAGAGTATCATATGGCCTATCTAGTGTAGACTTTGTAACTGCACGTGTAAATAGTACAAGTTCAGTCAGGCTGGAGGGTATCATAACAGCAGCAAGTCCTGTGTCTCTAGATACTACGCACTTTCCATCTGGGACATTCAATATACTTGTGGGCTTTTCTGGTGTGATTCCACTTTCGTCAAGGACTTAAGGTGCAATACTAATGACAAAAACACGTGACTTAGCCGACCTGGGTGGAGGTTTCATCCAGTAGTATTGATCCATAGCATCGAAGCACATGGCCAACATCAAAATCTCAGAGCTGAACGCTCTTACGCCTCCCGCCGCAGCTGATGAGCTGCCGGTGGTTGATGTCAGCGCTACCAGCACCAAGAAGACCACGGTCGGCGAAGTAGTCGGCATCATCACTGGTGATGTTGAAGTCGCCACAAATGGCACTGCCACCATCAGCGAGCTGCCGGTCAGCAAGCTGCAAGATGGTGCTGCACGTCAACTGCTGCAAACCGATGCAGCCGGCACTGGTGTTGAGTGGACCAGCAATATTGATGTGCCTGGCACGCTGGATGTCACTAGTGCTGCGACATTTGATAGCAGCGTTGCGGTAACTGGTGCGCTTACCAAAAGCGGCAGCAATG